ATGTACACCTTGTCCCCCTTGCGGATCCAGGGGATGTCCGCTGCCTCGACCTCGTACTCCCATTTCGGGGTGCCGTTTTCATCGAGGATGCCCTGTGCTTCCGTCTTGGCGTCCGCGAGGCTGGTGTTTTCATCGCGGCTGATTACCTTTTGCAGGGTACCGTACTCTCCGGTCCCTTGGCTCAGGGTGGCCTCGACGGGCTCCCGGTCTTCCTCATCGGCCTTGCCGGTGATGACGACCTGCGTGACCATCCCGTCCATTGTCTGCTCTGTCGCCGTCCGCACGGCATTGTGCCGGGCCATGATCTTATAGACGGTGCTGTTCTGGCCCAGGCCCATAATCTTCACGACGTCCTTCTCGCTGCGGATGACATATTTCTTGGCGGTTCTGTCTACCACGAGGTTCAGGATGTCGGAAGTGATGATGTCGGAAAGGGTGCCCCGCAGGGCCAGCTTGGCGTGGGTGATGCTTTCGTAGGAGTACTCCACGCTCACCCCCCACTTCCCGAGAAGGGTGGAAACGACGTCGCTCGAGGATTTTCCCGCCGAGAAATACTCCGATTCCTCGGATTCCTGGAAATAAATCAGGTTATCGTAGCATTTCAGGACGATTTCTCTCTCGTCGGACGAGGATTTGTAGCCCCGGGACCAAACGTAGCCCCTGAAAACCTCATCATTCTTCTCGCCGTCGTCGGCAAAGACAAAGACCCTCTGTCTCACTCTCAGGATCGTGGAGAGCCAGGTGTCTCCCACCAGCACATTCATGATGGTGGCGACCAGGCTCTGTGCCAGCTGCTTTTTCTGGTCATTGAAGCTGAGGCTCACGAGGACGGGGGAAAGGTCATACTTTCCGCTGTCCGTCACCACGCTTATGGTGTAGATAGGGTTTTCGAGGGATCCTTCCATGTCCTCCCTCCTTAGCTCTGTGGAATTTTGATGGAGACGCCGGGATAAATCCACCAGCCGTTATCCGAAGAGGATTTCCCGTGGTCCTTGGCCGTGTTCTCGATGACGTCCTTGTTCGCCTCATAGAGGCTTTCCCACTTGGCGCCGGACCCGAGGTGCTTTTCTGCGATTGCCCACAGGGTATCGCCGCTCTTGATGGTGTACGTGGTGGTTTCCTCTGCCGGGCGCTTTTGCTCGGTCGTGGCTTGGCTTTCGCCGGATCCCCCGGCGGATTCAGAGGTCGTGGATTGAATACTGAGGTCTCGGTCCTCTGTGAGGGTGATCTCATACTCAAGGTCTCCGAATCCGCCGGCGGGGGTGGCGGTGTAGTCCTCCAAGAAAACATCCAGATTGATAGGGTAGCAGGTCACCATGACATTGAGCTTTGTCTGGTTCTTCCTCCAATCTTCGAGGATGTTGTGGTAGTAGGACGGCTCTTTCCATCCCCCGCGCAAGAGACCGGTGTCGGTCCGTGCGGACCCGGGGAATTCGCTTTTCCAGGAGACCGTGGCGAGTCCCGTTCCTGTCGGGACCGCCACCTCTCCCTTCTTGATGATGTCATAGGAGGCGGAAATGACGCCGCCGCTCTTGTACTGGATCTGCTCGGGAAGCCAGGGAACGCGGATCTCTCTGCCGCCGCTCCGTTCTCTGATATAGATATCAACAGCGGGCATTATGCCGCGCCTCCTTTCGTCGGGGTGTTCTCAAATTGGGATCCGAGGGCGTCGGCCAGGATGCCGGCCACGACCTCTGCGATCTCATCGCCCTGTTCGCGGATGGCATCTGCGACGTTGGTGCCGCCGCTGGCGTCCACGTTGATCTGCACGGAGATTCCTCCGACCTCCACGGTCACAACCTGGCAGCCGGGGGATTCGTCGGCATTGTAGGCGTTGAATCGGATGCCCTCATCCGGCCCGGAGGAAGTCGTTCCGCCTCGGGCAAAGCCCGGCACGTCCATCATGTGGCCGGCCTGGGCCCACAGCTTGAGGGCGCGGCCCCGGCGCTGGCTGCTGAGAGGAATGACCATTTCCGGGCTTCCCTCTTCGGCTACTTCGATAAGGCGGGAGCCGCCTCGAACGATGCCGCCGTCAGAATACCCGGGGATATTAGCACCAACAAGGCCGCCACGGTATCTCCGCCCGCTGAGGCTTCCCGCGTTGTTATAAACCGGAGAAATGTTGATGGTCGGGCTCACGGTGTAGCTGGATTTGATGCCGAAATCAGACATTTTCCCCTGAAACAGGCTGGTAACCTTGTAGGACGGATTCACATCCGTGTTGGTGTCGAATCCGTATTTTTCCTTGACGTCGAAGTCGGTTGCCAGACCGAGGAACTTGTTCATGACGTCATATTCTGCGTTCACGTTGGCCTTGGTTTTCACATCAACGGAATCTGGGAACGATTCCTGCAGCTTCGTTGTGAATGCCGATGTGTCGATGGTCAGGGAACTCATCTGCTCCGCCACCTGACTCAGCATCTGAGACAACGCTCCGGCTACTTCTCCGGATAGGCTTTCCACACCAAGGAACTGCTGCGCCTGCTCTGTGGTCCATTCGATGGGGTCAATGCCCTGGGCCAGGGAGTCGGATATCGCCTGGCTCATCTTCGCCTTGGCGTCCTCTCCCAGCACGTCGCCGTATGCGTCGTCGATGATGTCGAGCTCCAAGCTCTGGACCTCGGCCTTGAGGCTGTCAACCGTGGACCCGTACTGTTCCGCGAGGGCAGCCACCTGGGCGTTGTACTCATCCTCGCTGATGGCGCCGTCTTCCAGCTGCATTTTCAGACCGGAAACGGCCACGACAAACGCATCGTCGCTGGCTTCCATCCGCTCATCAATAGTGGCCTGGATCTGGGCCATGAGGTTGGAGAAAGATTCCGAATCGATATTACTTCCGGAGAACTTGAGCTTGATGAGGTCCAGCTGCGCGGCCTGCTCCGCATCGCTGACCTTCTGGATGATGTCGGCAATCTGCTGCTGCAGGCTGGCGATCTCCGCCGCTTCGTCGATGTCGATGACGCCGTCAGAAAGGGAAATCTTGACGCTCTCAGAAAGCTCGGACCCGAGGGCGTCGAGCTGCTCCTGCAGGCCCATGAAGAACTCATTCCCGCTTTCCAGAATGGACTTCCCGCTCTCGCTCTCTGTGTCGACAAGCAGGGAAACAGCTGCGGTGAACTCATAGTGCTTGTTATCCAGGTAGCTCTGCGCGGATTGGATATAGTCGTCGAAGGATTTTGTGATGGATTCGATCTCGTCATCGTTGAAGGTCACGCCGAGGCCGGCTTTCCACATCCACCGCTCGGTCTCTGCGGACGCGGATTTCAGGCTTTCCAGGCTTTCTTCCGCTGCTTTGACCGATGTGGTGAAGGTCTCGAAGTTCCCCATCTGGTCACCCCAGACGATCTGGTCGGCCAGGCGTTCGATTTCCTCCATGGACAGCACGATGTCGCCGAACCGGTCTTTCATGTTCTGCCACACAGCCTTCTCAAAGGTCTGGGCCAATTCCTCCGAGGAAATATCAGCATCGTTGATGGCTTCTTTCATCTCTTCGGTCTCATACTTGGCTTCTCGGATGCTGTCGGCCCACTTGTCACCGATGAGCCATCCTGCGAGGCCGCCGATGCCGGCACCGAGAACGGTCCCGACGCCGGGGAGGATCATGCTTCCGATGGCCGCGCCGGCTGCCACTCCGCCGAGGGAGCTTCCGCCGCTGGCCGCGTTGGCCTTGGCTTCTGTCAGGTCTCCGGCCTCTAAGGCGTGAACGGCTTTCGAGATATCATAGGCTCCCTTAATGGATGCCGCGCCGGCTGCCAGCCCGCCTGCGACAACTCCGCCGCCGACAAGGGCTGCTGTCCCGCCGGAGAGCGCGGATCCTGCCGCGCCGCCGGTGGTCCAATATCCCAGCGATGCCAACTTCCCGAGAGCCCCGGACCCGCTGACCATGGCGGTTCCCGTGGATCCTATGAGGCCCCTGGCTGTAGTTCCGGCCCCCATCACGCCGGTGACGAGGTTTCCGATTCCACCGATCAGGTTTCCGACGCCGGAGACTGCTTTTCCGCCGGCATATCCGCCGACAAGAATCTTGCCCCACCATGGCAGGGCGCTCCAAACATTGCCGATAGCGTCGACCAGCTTTGCGGCGATGGCCGAGGCGTCGAAATTATCAACAAAGCCCCGGACAAAGCTCTGGGCCACACTCATGCCACCCTGCTCCCCGATGCTGTCGGTGTCCAGGACATCCGTGGCGCCGAGAATGGCCAGAAGGGCGTTCGACAGGGTCTTTCCGATCCAACTTCCGATCTTTCCGGCGGTCGCAGCGGTTTTTTCCTGGCCGCCTCCTTCCCACCACTCTTTCAGGGGATCTACAATAACCCCCTTCCAAAGCATGGAGAACTTTTCCTTGAGGCTTGCGTTCTTGAACTCGAAGGTGTCGGTGATGTCCATCACTCTCTGCAGGGCGTTCTCAAACTTGGTAGCCACCCACTTGGAGATATTGGCACCAGTCTCTTGAAGCAGGTCTCCAAATTCGTTTAGGGCGCCGTCGGCTTTGTTCAAAAGCTCGACGACGGTCCCGAAGCCCATCTTTGCGCCCTCTTGCAGGCCCTGGCCCCATCTGCGGAAGACGTTGATTTCGAAGGTGTCCTTGATTTGGCTCAGAAGGCCGGCAGCCGTCTCATTGGCCGTCCGGTCCATCATACCCTCGTATTCCTTCATCCCTGCCAGCAGGGCGTCCAGGGCAACGCCAGAGGCGATGGCGCCGTTCTCGAGGTCCTTTGTCATCTTCCCGATACCTTCGTCGCCCGTGCCATATCCCAGGCCCTCCGCGAGATATCGCTTCGCGGAGATTCCCGCTTCGGCCAGCTGATTCAGTTCTTCCGTGGACAGCCGGCCTTTCGTCTTGATCTGGGAGAGGGCCAGGACGATTTGCGCCAGACCCTGCTCTCCCTTACCGGTAGCTGCTGCCGCGTCACCGATGGTCCGCATGTCCTTGATGATGTTCTCGGCATCCCAGCCCATGGCAAGCATGCGCTGTGTCTGCTCGATCACCTGGGAGGCGTTGAAGGGGGTCTCCTTGGCGAACTGGTCAAGGTCATTCATCATCTGCTGGCCC